GGTCGAGCATTCCAAGTTCGATGGCTGGACGTGCGAGAGCGAGCAGGCGCAGTCTATCCTCGACGAGGTCATGCGCCGAGAGAAGATGCGCACCAAGTACCGAAAGGCCGCGACCAGCGCTCTGGAGCAGTGCTTCTGCCTGTTCTTTGTCAGCTCCTCGAATGGACTGGCGCGGGTGAGCGCCTACCCCGCATCCGTCAGCTCCGCGATCTACGACGATGCAGTCGGTGACATCACCTCGGCCATGTTCGTGGTCTCGATGATGCGCAAGGACGGCATCCCCACCGACGAGCCGGAGCGCATCAACGTGGTGACGCCGACCAGTCTCATCAGGCTGTTCAACGATGGCCACGAGTGGCAGGCAACCTACGAGCCCCACGGACTCGGCCACCTTCCCGCATTCGTGGCACCCTACGAGGCCACCTTGGAGCGACCGATGGGCAACTCGCGCATCACGCGCGAGGTGATGGGATACATCGACGAGGCAGTGCGCACCAACATCAACGAGGCCATCGCCTCGGCCTTCGCCGCCAGCACGCAGAAGTACCTGCTCGGCACGGATGCCGACACGTTCGAGGGCATTGACAGGTGGCAGGCCTATATCGGGAACATCATCAACGTCGACATGACCTCGGAGGCAACAACTCCGACGTTCGGCCAGCTGGCGCAGCCTTCCATGCAGCCCCTGACCGACCATTTCCGCAATCTCTGTGGGCGCATGGCTGCTGCAACTGGCATCCATGTGAGCCAGTTCGGTCAGGTGCATGACAACCCTGCCAGCTCCGAGGCCATCTACGCCGAGAACGAGCCCCTGATTCTGAAGGTCAGGGACTGGAACGAGACCGCTGGCGAGGCGCTGCGCGACGTGGCAGTGGCATGCGTTGCCACCGAGCTGGGCATCACGTTCGACGAGGCCGAGGCGCTCGACCTTGGCATCGACTCCCGCTTCCGCAACCCGGCCATGCCGACGCTTGCGCAGCAGACGGACTCGGCCATCAAGCTGGCCTCCGTGGTGGACGGCTTCGCCAACACGGACACCTTCTGGGAGCTTAACGGCCTGACCGCCGAGGAGCGCAAGCGCGTGAGGAACGAGCTGCGCGAGGCGGCAGGTCTCAACGTTCTCTCGACGCTGGGAGAGTAAATGGTCATCCAGAGGTCGGTCATCAGGCGCTATGCCGAGCAGCTGTCTCAGCTCACCAGCAAGGCAGAGGATGTCGTGGCTGGTCTGGTCGAGGCTTACATGGAGGAAAACCCATACGCCTCGGTAGAGGAGCTGCGCGACTACACCATCGCAGTCATCGACGAGGTGGTGCAGCTCTATGGTGACGCAGCCAGCACTGCGGCGATGCAGATGTACGACGGCATCATGCGCGAGGAGAACGTGGCAACAGGCCAAGCTGCCATCTATCGTGGGCCGGACAAGGAGGCCATCTCCAAGGGAGTGCGCTATCAGGCGCGATGGCTCACGGAGGATGACTACGACCCCGACCGCTACATCACCGAGGTTCGAGAGCTGACGCGCTACCACGTGCGAAAGGCCGCGAACGACACCGCCATCGACAACGTCGAGCGCACCAACGCCGAGTTTATCGCTCGCCAGCGCAGGCAGAAGAGGGCCATCAAGACTGGTCGAGCGGTCAGGGCTGGCAAGGTCAGGTACGCGCGAGTGCCTACTGGTCTGGAGACCTGCACCTACTGCACGATGCTCGCCTCTCGTGGCTTCGTGTACACGACAGCAGAGTCAGCTGGCCATGCGCAGCACCGAGGATGCAACTGCATCATCGTCCCTGGTGTGCAGGGCGAGACGCAGGTTGATGGCTACGATCCCGACGAGCTGCGCGACCTGTGGCATGACTTCGAGGCCATCGACGGCTCCGAGCCACACGACGAGGAGGGCGAAATCCTCACCGGCAGGGCGAAGGACGATGCCATCCGAGCCATGAAGGAAGAGGCGCTCCAAGCGCGACTAGGCAGAAGCACCTTCGACGCTAACTAACTCAGGCAACCAGGGCCATCCGCACGGATGGCTCTTTGCACATAAGGCTCCGCACGGAGCGAAGACCAATCCGCACGGATAGGAGGCTCACATGAGCGAAGAGGCCACGCAGGTCGAGCAGGCGCACGCCGAGGACATCGACTACAAGGCCAAGTACGAGGAGGCGCTGGCCAACTCCAGAAAGTGGGAGAAGCGCTCGAAGGAGAACGCCGAGAAGGCTCGGCAGTTCGACCAGATGGAGCAGACATCGAAGTCTGTCGAGGAGCGCATCGCAGCACTTGAGGCCGAGAACCAGCGACTCACCGAGGAGCGAGAGCACCGGCTCCTCGTCCAGCGAGTGTCTCAGGCATCAGGCGTACCGGAGGCCATCGTGGCCAACCTGAATGCATCTGATGAGGACTCGCTGATGGAACAGGCGCAGGCCATCACCTCGGCCTACAAGCCTGTCGGCGCTCCCAACGCTCCCGAGGCTGGCATCTTCCCCCGCGAGCAAACGAAACCCAAGACCACAGCCCAGATGTTCGCTGACGCAGTGAACGAGGCTCTGGGCAACTAACCGAAAGGAATCAGCATGGCTGACATCAACCGTGGCACCACCGGCATCGCCCTTCCGCAGGAGGTCTCCAGCGAGATTTGGGGCGCTACCGTCGAGGAGTCCTTCTTCATGCGAGCTGCTCGCCAGCTCCGCATGCCGGGCACTGGCCTCGCCATCAACACCATCACCGGCGAGCCGGTCGCTGACTGGGTGAACGAGACCGCCGCCAAGCCTGTCTCCACCTCCACCTTCCAGAAGAAGACGCTCGTCCCCTACAAGCTCGCTGTCATCGAGCCCTTCTCCAACGAGTTCCGCCGCGACCTTCCCGGCCTCTACGCCGAGCTGGTTCGCCGACTGCCCTACGCGCTCGCCAAGAAGTTCGACGAGACCATCATGGGCACCACGGCTCCCGGCACCGGCTTCGACGTGCTCGGTTCCGCCACTGCCACGGGCATTGCTGGCAAGACCTTCAAGGGCATGGTGGCCGCGCTCAACTCCATCTCCGCGGCTGGCGGCATCATGGACAAGATTGGCCTTTCCGCGCAGGGCATGGCGCTCGTCATGGGCGCGACCGACGAGACTGGCCGACCCCTGTTCATGGCCGATGCCTCCGAGGGCAGCGTGGGCCGCATCCTCGGCGCTGACGTCATGACCTCCAAGGCTCTGTACAAGGCTGGCACGCCGAACATTCTCGGCATCGCCGGTGACTTCTCCGACGCTGTCTACGGCACCGTCGATGGCGTGCAGATTAGCGTTTCCGACCAGGCTACGCTCACCGTTGGCTCCGGCGCGAGCGCCACGACGATCAACCTGTGGCAGCAGAACATGTTCGGTGTGAGGGCTGAGATTGAGGTCGCATTCGCAGTGCGCAGCGCAAGCGAGTTCTCCGTCCTCACGAGCACTACGCAGTCCTAATGGAGCTGCGAGCGCCTAATGGCGGCATCGTCGTGGCTTCCGGCGAAATCGCCGAAAGGCTCCTGAAGGGCGGCTTCACCAAGGTGGAGCAGCCCAAGAAGCCAAAGAAGAAGGCCAAGAAGAGCGAGGAGTAGCCATGACCGAGAGCTTGGTCACGTTCGCTACGCTCGAAGACCTGGCTCTCAGAACCGGCAACACCTACGAGGCATCGGAGGCTGACCGCATCAACGCGCTGCTCTCCGATGCCTCCGTGATGCTGGTCGAGCGAGGCTTCGACCCGAGCGAAACCGACCCCTACCGTCTCGCAGCGGCCAAGACTGTCGTGTGCAACATGGTGGCGCGAAAGCTGGCCTCCGATGGCGCGAGCGACATCTACTCCCAGCAGACCATGAGCGCCGGACCTTACTCGCAGACGTACACCTACGCCAACGCTGGCGAGGCTCTCTACGTGACTCGGCGAGAGCTGCAGTCGCTAAGGCTCATCGGTGGCTTCCGCGAGATTCAGGCGCACACCTGGAAGGACGAGCTGTGATTGGCGAGCAGGTCATCGTCTGGACTCCGACCACGACCTACGACGAGAACATGGACGAGGTCATCAGGTGGACACCGGAGACTGTCGACGATGTTCTCATCGACCCTTCTGTCGGCTCGGACGTGGAGGGCAACGCTCGTCTTGACGGCACGAGGGCAGCTATGAGGCTGCACTTCCCCAAGACCTTCTCCGCATCCCTTCGCGGATGCAGGGTGACTGTCCGAGGAAGGGACTACCGCGTCATCGGAGACCCTGCGCCATACACCGATGCCAACACGCCTACACGCTGGCACATGCCAGCAGACGTGGAGGCGGTCGATGGGTAAGAATGTGCGCATCGTGCTCCACAGCTCAGGCGCCAAGGCAGTGCTCACCCAGGGAGACGTGCAGGCCGAGCTCATGAAGTATGGCGAGGGCATCGCCGCCAAGGCCAACGCCCAGTCATCGCCAGACGAGATGACCAACTTCCCCTTCACCGCCGTCAACGACTCCACCGCCAAGCGAGCGAGGGTGCGAGTCATCGCATCCAACCCCCATGGCATCCGGGCACAGAATCG